ACAAACGCCATAAAATCCGGGGCGATGAATGCCTGGAATGCCTTGAAATCTGGGGTTATAAACACGGTCAATTCTATCAAATCCGGGGCGATCAATGCCTGGAATGCTATAAAATCCGGGGTAGTAAATGCGGTAAATGCAACGAAATCTGGTGCAGTAAACGCCTTTAATGCCATGAAATCCAGTGTCGTGAATGCGGTCAATGCGATCAAGTCCGGGGCTATAAATGCCTTTAATGCATTGAAGTCTGGTGCAGTCAACGCGGTCAATGCACTGAAAAGTGGAGCGATCAACGGATTCAACGCATTGAAATCTGGTGCAGTGAACGCAGTAAACGCCTTGAAATCCGGGGCGATCAATGCATTCAACTCATTACGATCCGGGGCGATCAGCGCGGTCAACAATATCAAATCTGGGATCGTGAATGCATTTAATTCAGCGAAATCCCTGGCCATTTCAGCGTTCAATGCTATGAAATCCGGGATCATCAACACGATTCATGGCATCGTTTCAGCCGTAACTGGACTGAAAACGAAGATTGTATCGACACTGAAAGGGATCAACCTGGCATCGGTGGGCCGACAAGTGATTCAAGGTTTCATCAATGGTATCAAGTCGATGGCCGGGGCCGTGGGTTCTGCTATCAAGTCGGTTGCCGGAAATGTAACCAAAAAGATCAAAGGTGAACTAGGCATCCATTCACCGTCACGTGTATTCATGGAAATCGGTGCTTTCACTGGTGAAGGTTTAGCGATCGGTATCAGTGACATGGAAGATATGGTGGCAAGGGCCACACAAGGTCTGGCCGATGCATCATTCGGAACGATCAACAGCGAAGAAATAAACCCAATCAAAGGGAAAGTTCAACCTGGACAAACTGGACAAACTGGTGATCAAACGAACTACAATGCACCATTGATGAACATTGAAAACTATTACCAAAATACTGACACTGATGTTAGCAGTCTATCAAATGGATTGTTCAATCTTGATAGAAAATCAAAAAGAAAGAAAGGGAAGTGATCTGAATGCCGAACGGTTTCAAATTCGGTGATCAGCACTGTCACACCTTCTCAGTCGAAATGACTGGGAAGGAAGTGCCGATCACGCCACCATTTACAAATAACGCTGAAACACAAGGTGGAATTGACGGTGGGTGGGATTTCGGGATTCAATATGAACCGAAAATCATTCCAATCGATTGTTATTTATGGGAAAGCACGAGAGAGAACGCACAATCCCAGGCCCGGAAACTGGGTGGATGGCTCAATCCACGCATAGGATCACAGACATTGATATTCGATGATGATCCGACAGTGATGTATTATGCACGTTTGAATGATCAGATCAAGATCGAAGAAATTATCAAGCTGTTCAACGAATTCACACTGGAATTCATTTGTTATGATCCATTTACATATTCGGTCGAAGAATATTCACAAGTTATCACGACAAGTGGTACAATAAACCATATGGGAACACATGTTTCCAAACCGATATTAATCGTAAATCATAAAGGTGGATCGGCAACAGTGCAGAACACCACGCCAGATGGAACAGTCCAGGCAGTCACATTCCTGGCAGGATCGCCATCTGGAACATATACAATCGATATGAAGGCCAAAACCGTCCAATATGGAACAGAAGGTGGCGACAAATACATCGATTCATTAACGTGGTTCGAAATGCCACAAGGAACGAACACAATCACACACGGTGTGAATATTAATAATGTCACGGTGAAATACCGAACAACGTGGCTATAAAAAGAAGGGGTGTAAATCATGGCAGTTCAAAAGGCTTTATTCACAAACAAAAATGATTTCACCACACCAGGGATCGCGCCATTTTCGGTCGATCCCTATATTTATTATAACGGTGTGGATTTACCAACAAATACGCCAGGGATGCCGAACGGTGGAGCGCAACCACAAGAAATCAAATGGATCAATACTGGAACAACCACTGTAATTGATGGGCCATTCGGAAAAGCGACCACATTAAACGGTAAAGCGGTAAAACTTCAAAATTTCGGTGTGCCAAAGAACACTAAACACACATATTCAGTCTGGATCAAGCCGACCGCTAATGACGTAGAAGATTTTGTGGCCACAAAAGGATCGGGGAACAATTTCAGAACGATCGCCACACAGCGTGGTGACGGATGGCCAAACCGTGGCATTCATTTATCCCTGGACAATGGCCGTGTGGCCGTGCGTACATACGACAGCGTGGGTGCATATGTAGAATTGATCACGGATGGATCAAATGCACAATCACAACCACTCATACGTTTATTGGCGAATCAATGGTATCACATAGCGGTCGTATACGATTTAACTTCAGCAGGAAACAAACTATCAATCTATCTAGATAAAACACTGGTGGCCTTTACATCCACGAAATACAAAGATATTTCCACGGTGGACACATCGAATTCATTTGTTATCGGTGATTTACTGGGCACAACAGGTCTGACACAGGGTTATAACTTCAAAGGAACGATCGATGAATTTATGTACCTTCTCGGCATGGCCTGGACATCGGCCCAGATCACACAATACTATGACTATGTTTATAACGCTAACTTTCAAGCGGTGGACATCGGTGGCGATGGCTTAGATGCCACATTGAGACTGGCGCAGTCTTTATTCACTGGCCAATACACACAAACTATCCAAACATGGACATCGCCAACAATCGATCTAGGCGCAGACGGTTATGGTGACTTTGCCCGGATTCAATTGAATTATGAAGCACCGACAGGCACGGCCATCACCTTGCAGACCAGATCATCAATGAATGGATCGACATGGGGATCATGGACGGATGTGAGCGCAGACGGAACGATCAACAGTGAGGATCAAAGATACATGCAGATACAAATCAAATACTGGACAACGATCGGAACGGCCACGCCAAAGATCATGGAAGTCCAGGTTCTTGATTATCCTGCAAAGAAACGCCTGCAATTGACCACACAACCGCTGATCATCTTTAAAGATTTAGCGACCGGCTTGGAACGCGTGGGCGAACTGGCCAATGCTTATGATGTATTTATCACAGAAGAAGTGAACGGAGAAGAAACGATCGAATTCAAGATGGCCACTAATGATCCAATGAGGAACAGACTAGGATCACAACCAGTGGAAATGATCGCCAGGATCGGTGATAAACAATTCCATTTAAAATCTGCACTGGATCAGCGAACAGACACAGGGAAAAAGTACACTCAATTTGAAGGCGAATCATTGTGGTATGAACTACGCAGTGATAAAATTCCGACATTTGAGCAGATCGAACAAAAAGCAGATGTGATCATGAAAGCGATCCTGGATCAAACAATCGAACCGACTGGGTGGACAATCTACAAAGTGCAGACAGATGGCCGAAAACGAACGATCCGTGGTGACTGGAAAAACGTCATCGAATTATTGCAAATGGTTGTGGATCAGTTCGGTGGAGAATTGCAGTTCGACACGATTGATCGAACGATCTCACTGGTTAATAAAAACGGTGAAGATAACGGAGTGCGCTTCTACTATAACAAGAACTTAAAAACAATCAAACGAACAATCGAAACATATGACATGGTTACACGCTTGTATTTGAGCGGTAAAAACGATATGACAGTTAAATCAGTCCATCCAGATGGCCTGGACTATGTTGAGGATTTAACGTGGGTGAACGCTCTTAATCTACGAAAAAAGATCAGAATAGATCGGTGGTCTGATGAACGTTACACGATCCCACAAAATTTGTACGATGATGGACTAGCACTGGTGAAAGAATCTGCAAAACCTATCATCAGTTATGAAATGACATTGCAAGACTTGTCCACTTTGTCCGGCCATGAACATGAATCGATCGGTCTGGGCGATTCTATTTACATCATTGATACAGAATTATTGAATCTGACAGTGAATGCGCGGATCGTCAAGCGGAAATACAATGTGCGCGAACCGTGGTTGACAGAAGTGGAACTGGACTATCCGAAAAAGGAACTGGCCGATGCGAATCAACGTGCCATCGATGATCAACTGGAACAATTAACAGAGACAAGCCCAGTGGACACAACAGACGTTCAACAAATGACGGTATTCAATCACCTTTTGAACAGCCGTGCAGAAGATGGGATCACATACTGGGAACAGTCGGGCACAGGGATCACACCAGTCATCGGTGGATTCAGTGGCGATGCATCCTGGCAGATCGATGCCAACTACACTGAAACGAATATTTTGAAACAATCCGTCTATGGTGTATCACATCGATCAGCTTACACCGTCAGTGCTTATGTGGCTAGTCAAGGAACAATCACAAGAGGGAATTCACAAGATGCATTTGTAGGCATCCTGGTGCGTATACACTACACAACAGCCGATGCCAATGGTAAGACATTCGAAGAACATTTACTGGCGATTCCAGACATTACACAGCAGGGAGGATCATAAAAGATGGCAGTTAATTCATCTGATTTCCAACTGATTTATAAAAAGATTGAAACAGACACGACCAGAAAAGTGGATCATGTCGATGTCGAGATCAAATGTGTGGACATGCAGGGTATTTTCAACATAACTGATGTGATGTTCCAGTCCGGGACAGTGCCGACATCCTGGGTGGGCCATGTTTCTGAAATCAAATGGTCATTCGATAATGCGTAAAGGGGGATCATCATGAAATTAACAGACTGGAAAGTGTTCGGGGGCACGGTCGAAATGGAAGGCGTGGCCATGCAGGTGGATCACGTAGATTTTGAGTTGGTGGTTCGTGACACTACAATGCGTGATGAAAACAATAAAATGATTCCGTTCTTATTCACGGATGTGCAGTTTCAGCCGGGCCACCAGAAAACAGGATGGGTTCCAAATACACAAGAAATGATGGATCGCATCGAATTCGATGTGGACGAAATGAGGAAATACGATAGTTCATACACATTTAAAAGCGTTCAACCACGACAATGGACAGCGGAACAGCTAGGTTATAAAAGGTTATTCAATATCATGGGCCGTGGCCACGAAGCGATTGTACTGCCGAATGATCTGCCAGAAGAAAAATTCTGGCGATTGTCCGACATACAGGCCCAGGGATTAGAACGGCCAG